ATGAACATTATTTTATTAATGTATTACTTTATATTTTAAAAAGAAATATTATTCAATCGCAAACTCATTTTTGTAATTTTGATAACACTAAAACACAAGCTTTAGAATTTAAAAATATAAATTCCAATTTAATTCAATATATAAAAAATAAAGGATATTTATTTATGAGGAAAGTATATTAATTATATTTAATGCATATATATACAAATGAATATCATCAATTTGTTAGACTTATATACAGGAGAATATATAAAAAATAATAAACTTTTTATTTTCGGATTCATGTTATTAACTTTTATTTATTATGTAATAGAAGTTATTGGCATTGGTTATGTTATTAGTCAATTAAATAATAAAATTAATAAAAACTTCTTCATTTATTTTATTATTTTAAGTATTATTTTAGTTATTTTAACTTATATAAAAGGTTTATTCATGGCAAAAGCAGCATCAGATGTAACTACATTTTCTAGAAATAAATTTTTTAGAGCATTATTGAATCGTTACGGGACATCGTATCAAGATATGAATATTGGTAATACAATTAATCGAATTTTTGCTGTTACTTTAGAATATAGATTCGCTGTTATTAATTTTTTTAATATTACATTACCAGCAATCTTTGTTTTACTTATTACATCATGTGTTATATTTAGTATTAACCATTATATTGGTTATTTATTATTTATTTGTCTATTTTTTAACATAATAATTACATTAAAAGAATATAATAATATTTCACAAAAGAAAATTGAACAAGAAATACATTTTTATCAGACATTTAATAGTTTAACTGACCAAGTAAATAATTTAATGAATTCTTATTTAAATAATGAAACCAAAAATGAACAAAATAAAATAACAGATAGACAGAATTCATATAAAGAAAAAGTTTTTAATTCTGAAAATAGTGTTAATTATATAAATACTTATTTAATGATTAATTTGATGGTATTTTTAACTTTAATTATTTATTTTTTTTATATTGGTAAAATTGAAAACAAATCTTTATTTACAGTTATGTTAATTTATTTTGTTTCTAATTATATTAGTTATTCAAAAGAACTTGGTATATTAATTCCACATATTGGTATAACATTGGGTTCTTATAAATATTTTAAAAATTTATTAACAAATAATGATAATGGTAAGATTGATAAAATAAATTATGGAAATATTTATTTTAAAAATGTTACATTTTCTTACAAAAATAATAACCCTGTCATAAATAACTTATCCTTAGAAATAAATCATAAAAGTAAAATAGCAATTATTGGAAGATCTGGTTCAGGTAAAACAACTTTAACAAAATTAATATTAAAATTATATAATAATTATCAAGGAAATATTTATATTGATAGTATTAATATAAATGATATTGAAACAAATTATTTAAGAAAAAAGGTTATATATATTAATCAAAGAACTCATTTATTAAATAGAACTGTTATTGAAAATATTAATTATGGCAATAATGTAGATATCAGAATTATAAATAATTTATTGAATAAATATTCATTATTAGACATATTTTCAGGATTAAAAAATGGTATTAATGAACAATGCTTAGTTGGTGGCTCAAATTTATCTTTAGGTATGCAAAAAGTTATTTTATTAACACGTGGTATATTGAAATCTAAAAATAGTTTAATTATGATTTTTGATGAACCATTGGCTGGTTTAGATGCTAAAACAAGAAAAAAGATTATTAATATGATAGTTAATGAATGTAAAAATAAAACTTTATTAATCATTACACATGATAAAGAAATTATTCCTTATATGGATAAAACAATTAATTTAAATCAAATTAATAAAAATTAATTAATATTTTTCTTTTTAATGTATATAAATGATAAATAACTGCATAAAAACTCAAAGTATTAAAATAATTGTACATCATTTAAATAAATTAGTTCCAAAAAATATTCAAATTAAAGTTCATGAAATTCCTGAAATAAATCATATAAAATTAAATCACCATTTACCAACTTATGATGAAAAAATAATCGAAAAAATGATAAAAAATGGTGGTATTTGAAAATAAAATTAAAACTATTTAAATAAATATTTTTTAAATAAAAATAAAATGAAATTTGATATTCAATCTGAAGATTATTTAATTGATAAATACACAAAAATAGATAATGTCAATTCATATAATACATCACTGCTATATGGCGAAGTTGATTATAATGATATTTGTAATATTATTAAATTTATGTTAAAAAAAATGGATTGTGATTATAACTTGAATTTTTTAGATATTGGTAGTGGATGTGGTAAATTAGTAATATATATAAATGAAAATACAGATTTATATTGTACGGGAATTGAAATAATTAAACATAGATACCTAAAAAGTTTGGAGTTATTACAGAATAACTATAATATTGATTTTATAAATGATAATTTTACAAATATATACTTAGGTAATTTTGATATTATATATTGTTGTAATGTAGTTTTTTCAGAAGAAGACAATAATATATTGTATTCTAAATTAAATAATGAATTTACAGGATATGCTTTATTATTTACTTATAATAATAAAATTAATCATCATTTAGTTACACAATATAATGTGAATACAAGCTGGCAAAAGAATGTTTTAATTTATTTATTTTATTTTTAATTTTACCAATTAATATTTATTTTTTTTCACATTAATTAATAAGATAGATGAAAAGTCTTATTACAAAAATTTTTATATCATTATTTATTTTATTTATTGTTTTTTCCTTTTTAATTTTAAATTCAAATAAAGATAATATAAATACTATTGAAGAAGAAAAAGAAGTTGAAAAACAAAAAACATATTTAGTTATTTATGATTTTATAGTTTTAGTATTTTTAATTGTATTAATAACATATGTTAGTTATAATGGATATGTAAAAGGATGTATAAAATCTTTGTTTATTTGGGGATTTTTTGTTTTATGTACGCCAGTACCAGAAGCAGGTTTAATTATTACATTACCATTAAAACGATACTTAAATATACCCATGTATATTTCACAAACAATTGTTAGTTTTTGTGCTTTGGTTATTTTAAGTTATTTCTATATTTATGAAAAAAATATTATTAAAAGTTATAAAATTGGAAAAATATTTATAGAATTAATTAACTTAAAATATTTTTCAATTATTATATTAAGTGTTTTATCATCTATATTAACAAGTGGATTGATTGATAATTTTATAAATCATTATATATATAAACATAAATTGAACTATTTATATACTAAAATTTCTATTATTGTTTTATGTGTAATGATTTATATTTATTTATTGAATTCATTATTAAATAAAATTAAAAATTGATTTTTTTTTATTTGGGTAATATTTAATTAAAAATATGTCAAAATTTAATAAAAAAGATAAAATTGAAGCAAATGAAATATATCAAGAATTATTAAATAAAATACAAGATAAAGTAAGTAAATATAAAAATTTAAATTATTATATATTTGATGAATTATTACTTATTAAATCTGCTATTAAGTATTATGAAAAAAAATTGTATAATGAAACAATAATTTTATTGAGAATCTGTATAGATAAATTAGATGAACGTACAATTTATGATGATTATTGTGATAATATATTATTGGAAAATTTTGATGATATTATTACAATTGACCTATAAATTAAGTATTCTTCATTTTTATTTTTACTTTTACATCTTTCACTTTTTTATTTTATATATATTATAATTATAAAAATAATTTTTTTAATGTATTTTATCTTTCTTTCTTTATTGTAATCTTATTTTTATTTTCATAATTATTATAATCTATATATTTTAATTGTCCTTTTAGTATTAAATCATTAAAATTATCAAATGATTTATTTTTTGTAATAATCTTTTCTAAATAATCTAAATTACTTGGCAAAGATTTTGTTTTATACATTTAATTTAATGATATATAATCTTTGTAAATGTCGATTTATTTAATTATACATTAAATAATATTAAATAAGATTAAAAAAATGTTTTTATTTTATTTTTTGATTTTATTTTTAATTAATTTTCACTTATTAAATTTGAGTCTTCTTTATCTTCTTCTTGCTCATCAAATATATCTAACATATTATCATCATCATCTCCTTGATTATAATCAACTTTCTTCTTTAATACTTTTGTTTCAATATTTTCCTGTTTTTGCTCATTATTTTTACTCATTGCTGTAAACCATTGCTTAATTGAAGCATTACCATTTTTTTTATTTTTCTGCTCCCTAACTAAATCTTCAATAATTTTTGCTGGATTCTTCATCACTAATTCAAATATCTGAAATACTGGCTTTTCAATCTGATTTGTCAAATAATAATTATAATCTATCTTTAATTTTTCATCAGTAATATATTGTGGATGTTCAATTGTATCTCCTTGTAATAATTTTGTTGGTAATATTTTCTTACACTTATCATTATGTTGCTTTTTATATTTATCTGTTCTTAATTGATGCTTCTTAAAACATGGACGGCAATAATATCCCGTACAAGTTCCACATCTTTCTAATCCATCCTCAGCCCTACAAAATCTACATGTTTTTTTACAATGTTCTTTATGATTCCCCAAATGATAATAACAAAATATATCCATACATGTTGTACATTTACATTTGTCTGGATTTACTTTGGAATTACATATTTTACATTTTAAATTCGATGTTTCAATATAACAATATGGTATTCTATCATTCGATTGTGGCTTATTTCCTGGATCTCTTATTCCCATTCTATCTGCCAATACTTTATGTGCTATTTGTGTTGGATTCGCATAATCTGTTCTTACTGTTTTACTAATTACTAATTGTGATATATCTACATTACCATCCAATAAATCTTTTATTGCTTCTTTAAAATATTTTTTTGAATCTTCAACATTTCTTTTATTCAATATAATATCAATTACTCCCCCATAAATTGTTTTTACTATTGGAGCATTGTCTCGGCGTTTTAATACAATTCCCATTGATGTTTGTTTATATTTATTTAAATCAAATTCATATTTGTTTCCAAAATAACGCTTTTTCGAAAATATACAAAATGGCCAAAATGTTTTCTCATACTCAATATTTTGTGGTGCTTTCATATGACTATTTATATGTGCTGCTGCTTCTTCACCAATTTCAATAGAACCTGCTAATAACTCTTTTTCACTTAACTCTTTTCCTGGGTTTCTCTTCTTAATTGTATCTGTAAAATTAATAAATACACTATCCGTATTATGTACTATCATATTACCTATTCCAGCAGCAAAATGATGATTCTCTGTTGTCAAATCATATACATAATCATTGTAATTATTAATTTCAGTCACCTTTATTTCATCTAATTCATTATTATCTTCATGATATACATTATAATTACCATATAAACATTTAATTTTCGTATTATTATACTTTTTATATAATATATTAAATATAATCGCACTTGCTATCTGACTCTTTAATGTACATACATTCCTATAATCTTCAAAATTAGTTATCTTTTCACTCATACAATGATATAATAATTTTGTATCCTTTTTAATGTCTTTTGGTGATATTTCACTTTTATCATCCTTTAATAATGAATGGTCATCTGTTACATCAACCAAGCCTTGTGGTGATTCTACTCTATACATTTTTTTCGTTTTATCTAATTTATGACGAATAACTCTGTATAATTTAGTCCAACCATCTTCTGACCAGGTTTCTACATCATTTAATTCAAAATATTCTTTGGTTTGTTTTCCTTCTTCTTCACATTTTAACCACTTTCCTTTAAATTTTGAACTTATATTATTAATTGTACAAATTTCAACTTTATTTTTATATTTAATATAAATCGGCGTGTAACTTGCCACACTATCTCCATATGTTAATTTACTTCCTTCAAATTTACTTAACGTCAAATCTCTTGCTGCTATAACCATCTTTCTACCTGTTGCTGTTGTACAAGCAGCTAATTCTTTACAACAAATTGGACTTGTTGTCGCTCCTACTTGTCCATATAATGAATTACATGTTACTTTATATGCAAGCTGAAGACCATCTAAAACTGCAATTTGAAAATCATTATTTGTAATTTTTGTCTTTTCAACATCTTCTTTTTTAAATGTTTTTACTCCTAACTCAAGATTATTTACTTCATATATATCATCCTTTTCTTCCAATAATCCACTATATGTTTCACCATCCTTTAAAATAACTGTTTTATATTTCATTACCTTTCTTGTATCTTTTCTTGCCTTCAATAATTTTCTTAAAATACGAGGTAGTACTGACTTATCACCATTATCTGGTTCTGCATAACGACATACTTTATAACCAACTTTTTTCTTGTCTGTGTCTAATCCTTGATAAACATCATATTCAATATCAATATAATGATAACCTTCAATATTTTCATATTCATGTCTAATTGTATCTGTTATTTCTTCATATTCATCTTTATCACTTTTTGACTTCTTATCCTTAATTCTATATTCTTTAAATCCCAATAACGAATCATGAGATATATTTTCAGCAATCATACTTGACGGATATAATGAATTATAATCCATAACCACAACTGGCTCAAAATAAACACCAGGCTCGGGTACAAACACAATCGCACCTTCATAACTACTTTTATCTATTTCATCCATATTTAAATCCTTAATAATGAAATTTTCATCATTACAAAACTTAGCTACTAATGAGAAAATTTTTATACCTTGTCCTCTTGTAAATAAATACGAAAATGGCACAATACATACATTTGACATACCCATGTTATTTGTAATCACCTGTAATTTATTTATTAATTCATTTACTAATATACAATCCTTAATACAATATACAGCAATTTCTTTAATTTTATCCGATGTTCCTTGTTTATAATTATCAAATAATTGTTTTGGTGATAAATCCACTTTTTGATTCCCCATAAATACCTTTGATACATTGTCTAATTTATATGAATCTAATTTATGATCACGTTGTACAACCTTCAATAAATCAATTTGAATAATTCCTTCAATATTAATATATTTTAATATATTTTGTCCTAAAGCACTTGATGATAAATCTTGTACTGTTAATTCTTGCTTAATTTCATCTTTGTTTTTCAATCTATTCAAATATCGAAATACTTGTGCTGTACAATTTTCCATTTTTATTCTTTCATATATATACTCCCAATCAAACCCCCATATATTATACCCCGTCATAATATCTGGATCCAATCTCTCAATGAATTTTGCCCATCCAATTAATAAATCACGTTCAGTCTCATAACATTCTAACATAACATCATCAATAGGGTCGGACTTTTTTAAAGTACAAATGTATTGTAAAGCACAAGTATTTTCACCATAAATATATACTGTTGTTCCAATCTGAATAATTCTATCTTCTGGTCTGCTGAATTTAGGAAAAGCACCATCACAACTTGTACATTCAATATCAAAAGATGCAACTACAATTTTAGGTGTCATCTTTATATCTTCTTTAACTACTTGATTACAATCCACTGAAATATCTAATTGACATCTTGTTTTTTTAGGATTATTTATAATATACGCCCCCTTATTGATTTTTAACCAACTTGAAGGATCTATATTATTATTATGGAAAAATCGAATAAGTGGATTTACTTTTGTCTCATATATCTTATCAGAAAAATCAAATTCCTGATTTAATTGTTTTATACTAATAGGTTTTTGTTTATCTTTAAATAATCTTAAAAAAGCATAATAACAATTTTGATTCTTAAATTTAAATAAAGCATACTTAAATAATTTATTATTAGTAAAACCAAAAAAGTCTTTACGCTCTACAATTTTACACTCGTCTAACCCTTCATGATTATATTCTGGTATTTGTGATAAACATGCCTTTTTAAAATGTCTGAAAATCCTTTCATTCCAATCTTCAGGAATTTTTATATAAAAATAAGGCTTAAAATTAAATACATGAATACTTATTGAATACCCCTCCTTGGTTACGCCATAACCTCTTAACACTAAACGACGTTTCTTTTTATATTTATTTTCTTCATCTTCATTATCATCATTATCATCATCATTATTTACTGATTTAAAAATATCATTACTTGTCCAATCTATTATTTGAAAACATAAATCTCTTTTATTATTTATGTTTCTTTTTTCTAAATTATTTCGTAACATAATTATATTTATTGCAATAATTATAAATCATTTTTAAATATATTTTTAAAAATTATAAAAATTATAAAAATTATAATTTATTAAATACAAACAAGAGAATATATTATTTCTGATGCTTATATAAAGTTGGTACAAATGAACGTAAATACGTTCAAGTAATGTAATATTAAAATGCAAGTTTCTAATTTGCAAAGTTCAAAAATGAAAAATAAGGGTCACTTACCTAATTAAAGGGCATGCTGGCATACAAACCCCTATATAACATAAAAATATATGTTATTTATTTCCTGATCTATTTAGTGTAAAATGGTTTCCACATTTCTGTGGTCTTCACTATTCAGTGAAGTATAGCACATGAATAATGTTATTCATATTATTCATATTGTTAGGGAGAAATTATGAAAAAGAAACTGTGTTTTTACGGAAACCCGTTGATTTATCATTATTATATAAACGTCTATTAGAACAATTAACATTTTCTTTATCAGATTTTGAATTTTCTTTTTGTATTTTACATAATAAATTATACACATTCTTATTACCATCAGTATTTAAAAAATTCTGATTACGGCTCATAAGTGGACTTCTATTCACACTTCCTCCCATTATATGTGCTATGTAAATTGTAAATTGTAATAATAGAATAAATATTAAAAAGTGTCGATTTTTTTTACTTAAAATTATAAATGTAATTATAATTAATAAATGAGTAACATAAATGGATTTTTAAATTTAGGGAATACTTGTTATTTAAATTCAACATTACAATTATTGTTTTCAGTAATGGAGTTAAAATCTTATTTTGTAAGTAAAAATTTTTTAGAAGAATTAAATAATAATCTACGTAAAGTAGATTTTAAAAAAGATAATAAAGTAAAAAATAATTTACATTTTATCCAGAATTACTTTTCATTAATAAATGATTATACTAGTAATCAAAATAAAGTTTTAACACCTAAAAAGTTATTAAGTTCTATACAAAATATGTATAGTGATTTTAGAGGTTTTAATCAACATGATAGTCAAGAAATATTATTAATTATTTTAGATTTACTTCATGAAAATTTGAAATATGAGGTTGAAGTAAATTATCAAGGTACAGCAAAAAATAAAACTGATTTACTAGTAATTGAATCAATTAATGCATTATCAAAAATATTAAATTATAAATATTCTATTGTAAATGAATTATTTTATGGTATGTATTATTATCAATATAAATCAATTGAAGATGATAGTATGGGTAAATTAATATCAAAAAAATTCGAGCATTTTAACAATCTAACATTAGAATTTGAAGGAAATAATTTGAATGAAAATTTAGATATATTTTTTCAAGATGAGGAATTGGATTCAAAATTACATCATGATGAAACAAATAAAAAATACAAAGTAAATAAAGATATAAAAATAGTGAATTCACCAAAATATTTATTTATTACATTAAAAAAATACAATAATCATAATAAAAAAAATAATAATAGTTATACATTTCCAATTTATAATTTGGATTTTAGTAAGTATTGTTTAGGATATGATAATTATCAATGTACTTATGATTTACAAGGTGCAATTTGTCATAAAGGTAATTTGGATTATGGACATTATTATACAATAATAAATCATAATTCGTGGTATTTAATTAATGATGAAAATGTTTCTAATTTTAATATTGAAAAAAATAAACATCAATTATTCAATGATGCTTATGTTTTATTATATATTAAAAATAAAAATTAATTATTAGTTAATATATTTTATTTTCATAAAAAAAAATTATATTATAATATATGGATTCATTACAAAATTATTCGTCACAAATGAATAATTCTACTACAAATTCTACTACAAATTCTAAAACATTTACGACGTTAAGAATTATTTATATTTGTATATTATTATTATTTATAATTTACTTTGTGATGTACATGTAATTTACGAGTTACAATTTATTATAAAAGAAATTAAGAAATTACCTATTATTCTTTTTTATAATTATTAGTTAAAATATCTTATTTTCATTAAAAAAAAAAATTATGTTATATTATATGGATTCATTTAAAAATTATTCTTCAAAAATGAATAATTCTACAAATTCTTCAAATTCCAAAACATCTACAATATTAAGAATTATTTATATTTCCTTAATAATATTATTTATACTATTTATAATTTATACTATTGTGTCTTATTATAATTATTCACAAGCTGTTTGTTTCGAAAAAAAATCATTTTTTGATTATTTATTTAGCACTGATAGTAATGTATGTTATATATACACTAAACCTGTACCAAGTACCATTTCAAAAATAAGAAAAGATATTAGTAAAGAAATGTCTGATATTCAAAAGGACTTAACAAAAGACGCTTCTACTATTAAAAGTGATATATCAAAAGATATATCCAGTTTTGACAGTGATGTTAAAAAAGATGTAAATTATATTGAAACAGATGTTAAAAAAGATGTCACAAAAATAAAAGATATATTTAAGAAAAAAGAAGTTTTTCATATTGCCAATCAAGATTATAGTTATGA